GTAGCCGTCTTAGCTAAAAAAACACCCTGTGACTTATTGCCTTTTTTTACGTTACAGCGCTTGCAACAGGCCACAGCGTTATCAAAGCTCATTACTAATTCAGGCGCTTTACTTATAGGTATAACGTGGTCTACTTGGTCTGCATCTGCCCCACAGTAATAACAGGTGTAGCTATCTCTAGCTAATACTTGGTTTCTAAACTTATACCTGTAAGCCCTGTTTAATCTGGGGTCACCGCGTTTAGCCATTAGTACCAACCCCGTTTCTTATGATGAGCTAAGGCTTTACACGCACTACCTTTGTAGCGCTTATCTATGTACTTTAGTCCTAAGTCTATCTGTTTATAAGGGTTAGTTTCTTTCATCTTTAATAACTGTGGTATGCCATAAGCTGTAGAGTTTGGGTTTTTAGCTTTAGGCCGCCAATTACTTTCTTTTGTCCACAGCTTTTCAATACACTTAAACTCTTTATATGAACCTATCTTTATATGAGCATAAATCTTATAAGCATCTATAGCGTTTATATCAGCATTAGCGGGTAAGGTCTGTAAAGATAGCGAGCTTACCAATAAGCATAAGACTAGCCTAAGATTATGCAGCTTTAGCGAGCTATCGCCCTTCGGGGCTCGCTTGCAGCGCAATAATCGTACTGGCATTGTCAAGCATAAGGCAATATTGTGGATAACTTGAGCGGGGCTTGGGCGTGTTGTCCACAGGTTTTTAGCCCCTGTGGATAACTTAATTGCGTACCTGCCTAGCGTTATCCACATCTACCAACGTTATATCTAGCAGCCCACATCTAGTGCATTGTAGGCATTTAACGTTAGGTGGCAGGTGGTCAGACACTACTCGCTCTATCTGGAGCGTAGCCGTGTTGCATTGTCTGCATTTAGCCTCTATGTAAAGCATAGTTTTTAACCCCATTATCTAATTATTATTGGGTGATAAAATTGCATATAGTTAGCAAGCTCTAGGCGTACTACGAGCTTTGTTACATCTTCACGTACAAAGTGATTATGTACAATAGGCCTAAAGGGTTGCAGGGCCTCTACTGGCACTATAAATAGGCCGTCTGTAAACCTAAATACTAGGCGGTGATAGGCGCTTTCTAAGTCTTTGTACAGCGGTAAAATGCTCATCTGTTGCAGCTTTGTAAACGCTACAAAGGTAGGCTGTGTATAAGAATAGTTACACCATAAAACCTCTAAATCACCTATATAGCTCTCAAAACCGTTACCCTGTTTTTCGTTTATATGGAAATCGGTAAAGTAGTATTTAGGCGTAGCCGTTAACACCCACGGGTATACAGTAGTTAGGTAGTTAGCTACCTTTGCTTCGCGGTCTAAACCGAGCTGTGTCTGTCTAATTGGTTGCACGGCTAGCCCTCTCTGTATCACTCAATAGCTCATCTGGTACAGGCTCGCGCTCTGCTATTGGGTCTAGGTTACGCCCGGCCTCTAATAAAACCTCTGCGTGGTCATCTGGCCTAAGCCATTTATCGCCATACTGCCTTAGCCATATTGGGTCACATTGGTTACCCTTAACTTTTTCAAAGCACATATAACCTTTGTAAGGCTTACCTGTTTTATTAGATAAACCCTCAAGTAGCACTCTATGCCCGTGTTTACATATTGGCGGCTCTGGCATTGGCTCTGCCCCTAGCTTGGCTTTAAGAGCGCTTATTGACTCAGCGGCGCTAGGTACTGCCCCACCTGCTCCGCGTGTCTGTAATGGCGCTTGGATAGCCTCTACCTTCTCCATATCTTGCCTAGTAGGCCTACCAACACCGCCGGGGCTAAGCAAGCCAATAACGCGCCCATAGGCAGACGTTACGCAATTCTCTACCCAAAAATTAGCATTTACGCCGCGGTCTGACCTAACCTCTAGCGCATAATCTACAGCGCTTGGTTTATCATCTTCATAGTTTTTATAGGCCTCAGCTTTAATTAAGATATAGCCGTTTTTTAGGTCTATGTCCTCTATGTAAGCTACTAAGCGTAACCCGGGAAACTCAGCCCGCGCTCTTTTAATCCGCGCGTTTACATCTTCATAACCGTCTAAAAAGCTCATTTAGTCACCTCTTTAAGCGCCTTAGCTATATTGCGCCCTCTTAGGTAGCCGTCACCGTGGCCCTCACGGTATCCCGTACGGTAGGCCGCTAACATAAATAGCCCTACTATTAGTACAGTTAATGTAATTACTGCTAAATCAGCTAACATAAATCACCCTTTGTTAAGGCTGATAAAACTACTACACTAAGTAGCCCTCTCAGCGTGTAGTAAAAGTATGACCTATACCTAAGACATATTGCTAGCTTTCTAGCGGCGTGTCTTTCTTTGTGTCTTTATCAGCCTTAGATTTAAGCCCATTACCAGCAAGTACCCCGCCTAAAGCCCCTGTTAAAAATATAGCTAAGGTTTGTAATAGCTGTATAAAGTCCCTATCGTTTGGCGCTTGCTGACCTATTGGCTGTGTTACAAATACTAGGGCATATACCGCGCCTGTGGTTATAGTTAAAAAGGTTACAGCTAACACAGCGCCTATAAAGAAGATTAGCCGGGCGTGTATGTCCTCGGGCGTTAATTTTGTACGTTGTCTACTCATTAGGGTTAATTAAGTCCTCTGTACATATACCGGTTGCTCTGCATTGGGGCGGGTTACACTCTGGCTTTTCCCAGTTTTCATAATTCTGGCACGGATATCTTACCCAGCCGTCATAGCCACACCCTGCTAAGAGCATTGTAAGTACCAGAGCCCCTAGCAGGGCACGCACTATTTAGCGCCTATGCCGTATTGCTTCTCGTTGGGCTGTACTGCCTTTACTAACGGCCCAATTAACCCAGCAATAAAGGCGTTAGCCAATATTTTAGGGTCTGTAATACCAGACATATAAAGAGCTGCAACGCTTGCGAGCGCGGCGCGCCCATAGCTGTATAAAGCTGCCTCTATTTGTTTTTTATTCATTTACCTAACCTGCTCTGCCCCTTAGTCGGTTAGCCCTTTGCTTAACTTTAGTATGCGCTTAGCCGCTTTGTCTGCATTTATGCTTACCTCAAAGTGCATTTCATCTTTACGGTTACGGTAATCCCCGCCCCACGTTAGGCCATACTTTTTAGCTAACGCTCTAATCATAGGTACTTTTTCGGCTGGAAAAGTGCCCACAGCTGCTAGCGGGTGTTTAGTCGCGTTTAGGTCTATAGCTGTACCGCTGCTATGGCAGCTAAGGCGGTCTGTGCTACCGCGCACCATACGAAACGCATAACCCCATTCATCTAAAGCGCCTTCATCTATTGGCTCTATTAGCGCGTGGAACTCAGCGGCAAAACCTATTAGTAAAGGTGCTACAGCCTCAGCGCATCTAAGTTTTCTGTTAGTGCCGGGTACTGCATAACTCTTAATGCCAATTTCTGCCGGGTCTTTGCTGGCAGGCCAGCCGTTATAGCTCGTTAGCATCTACCCAAACCTGTTCTACCTCGTTCCAATACCATTCACCCTCTACTGGCATAGGTATAGGCGGTTGCCAGTTAAAGTCATTATCTAAAGCCCAACTAGGGTAAGGCTGAGGCGCTATAAATACATCATTTACGGCATCATAAGTATAGCCAATGCCTGCGTATTGCTTGCGTATGTTGCCGTTGTATGAAGTGCGCTTACAAACTTGGCCTCTAAAATTACCATACCAAGTTTCTGTATCTAAACCTTCAATTAGTTCAGTTTCATCTATGCCAGCAATAACCTCAGTTACTATATTATTTTCATCTAAAAATGCGTAATAAGCCATTATGACCAACTCACATTTCCCGTGCCGTCAGTTATCGTAGCGCGTTTGTAGCCGCCACTTGCTGCACTTTCCGAACCTGTTAAACCTGCACCTATTGTAATTACATACGCATCTGGATAACGCAAAATTACTACGCCTTTACCACCGTTGCCACCTAAAATAGCTGGGTTAGCAGAACTACAAGACGGTGAGCCACCGCCGCCGCCGCCTTTGTTTGTACCACCATTATCCCCACTTGTGCCAGTACCAACACCCGTACGGTTACCACCTTTACCACCGTCACCTGTGCCGCCATTAGCCCCTGTAGTTATGTTTGAATTACCGCCACCGCCACCGCCACCGCCATAGACAATAGATGACCCTGTAATAGTTGTAGTAACACCATTACCGCCTGTGCCCGGGTTGCCGCCATTTGTAGTACTAGTGCCGTCTGCACTACCACCGCCACCGCCCGCGCCCGGTGAGCCAGCATTAGCGTTATCGCCGCCGTCTTTACCTTCGTTCGCTGTTCCAGTTCCGCCAATGCCCCCGCCTAAAGTAATTGAAGAACCACCTCCAGAACCACCATTAGCGCCATCACCATTAGTTCCGCGACCACCACCGCCACCGCCACCAGTAGTGCTAATGCTGCTAAAACTTGAACCTGTACCATTACTACCTGTGTTAGCAGTTTGACCAGCGCCGCCAGCGCCTATAACTATCGCGTAATTTGTTAATTTAGTTAATGTTAAAGCTGTTGGTAATGACCCATTACCGCCTGTGTTATCTACTGTGCAACGTATACCGCCTGCACCGCCGCCACCGGCGCTATCTGTTCCATTTGATACACAGCCACCGCCACCGCCACCGCCAGCTACTACTAAATAATCTACAACTAAAGCAGGTTGTACAAAATTACTTGATGCAATAATGCCTAATAAACTCATTAGGCTATATCTCCTACGACCAAAAATGTATTTGATGCGGTGCAGATAATAGATGCTGCAGAATATCTAGCGCGTAGTTTAGGCGCTGTTGCTGTTGCACCTGTTGAGTTAATAGTTACGCCTGCGCCTTGCGATACAGTTACTTGGCCTGCGCCTATCTGAGCTATATTTATTACATCACCTGCGCTAAAGACAGACGGTGGCACAGTTAGAGTTATTGCGCTGGCATTGTTTAGAGTTACTAGCTGATTAAGGTTAGCTGCTAAAAGCGTATATGTAGTGCCTGTTTCTGCATCAAACTCTAGTTTTAATCTAAGTACAGCTGTACCGCTAGTAACGCCGCCTGATAGCCCTGAGTCTGTGCCTGTAGTTATGCCCTCTATATCACCTGTAGCGCCGCTTACTGCCCACGCGCTGCCTGTGTAATACCACACGGTATTATTATCTTTAGTGTATGCAAACTGGCCTTCTTGAGGTGACGTTATAGCAGAGTTTCTAGCAGCCTCACTAGCAAAAACTAATATGCCTTGCATTAAATAGCCGTTAGTATCGGCGGCTGTCAAAACCTCACCTGTAGTAAAGGTCTTAAATCCTAAGCCCGCTGCCATTGTTACCCCCTTAGTAGGCTAAAACGCCTGTATCTAGCAGGCCGTATATAGCAGAGTCTAGTATAAAGCCGTCTATTATCGGCTCTAGTGTTGTTAGTGTCGTTTTCCAGCTGCCGGGCGTAATTGCCATAGATACGCCAAACACCTGCAAAGTCTTAGTTAAAGTAGATGAGCCGGGCTGGTTTGTAGTAATAGTTATAGGGTCAAAAAAATCTAGGTCTAGGGCTGCGATTATGCCGGCATTATAGTTATCTGTGTATAAATCTAGGGTAATGGCATCACATCTTATAGACGTTTCTTTACGGCTAGCTACATAGGCTTGAGCGTAATCTAGGGCTACCGCGTCTGTCTGCATTAGTAGATTTTGTTGGTTATAACTGTGTGTAAAGTACTTAGCAATACTGGCTGCGTCTGTAGCTACCTGTGTAGTACCGCCTGTACGGGTAATGCTAGCCGCGTTAAATACCAACGTATCATCTAAGCGCCAAACAGCGTTAAAATAGCCTATAGCTGTGCCGTTATCGTTAAACACGGTAGGTGTGCCGCCTATGCTAGCCGTGGTCACGTTTCTATCTTGGAACGTAAAAGAGCCTGTAGCATCTACATAAAAAGCCCCGTACTCACTTAGCGTTACTGTGTTAAGAGCTGCAAGGCTAGTGCGCGCTGTGCCGGGGTCTGCCTGCATTGTAGTTAGCCCTGCATCTACGTCACGCATAGAGCTAGGCCAGCCTATCTGGTCTAATATTTGATTAACACGCGTACCGCTTAAATCTCCAGCGGTTGCCCCTGCTACTGATGCTATCTGTGCATTTTGGGCAAGTCTAAACGCATCTACCGCCGTAATCGTGGTATAAGTAACCTCATCTGCGTTTTTAGGTGTAGTAGTAGTGTAGCTAGTAATAAAACCGCTAAAGATAGGGTAGGTAGTACTAGCGTAAGTAGCTGTTATCTGCACTTTACGCATAGGTTCTAGCAAGCCATAATAAGGGCCGCTAGTATTTTGTGGGTTAAAATCGCCGTTTTGGTCTACGATACGCATAGTTAGCGTACCTGTTTGGAATTGGTCGGCCTGTGGGTTACGACCTCTATTTGTTTGTATTGTATCTACTACGTTAGACACATCTACAATTACTGCCGCGCTATCTGCTAGCACGTTTGTATCTAATATGCCTGTATCTAAAATAAAACTTTGTGCAAAACTAGGCCCGGTGCTAAAGTTAATTACCGCGTTTATTACTGGCAGGGTCATAGCCCACCGGTGTAACGCAACGGGTCACCCTTGCGCTCAATAGATAAAATAGCATCTTGCACAGCTTTGTTTACTAAATCCTCACTACCTATAGCCCCTGCGTTTACCGTTACATAATAATTTTGCATAGCTGTATACCTATCAGCCGCTAAATTATTAGTAAGTGTATTTCTAGCGGTAATTTCTTCTAATTGTGCTGTGTAACGGTCTGCCGCTAATTGATTAGTTTCGGCAAAACCTGCCATAATTTGGTCTAACTGTGCTGTTAATCTAGCACTAGAAAGTATATTGGCAGAATTACCTAATGAAGTGCCGGCATATTCACTACCAGCTATAGCCGCTACGGCATCATTAATTATAGTGGTAATTGTGTTAGGTGTCGTAGGCGTAGTAGTAGTACTAGGCGTAGTAGTAGTACTAGGCGTAGTAGTCGTAGTAGTAGTAGGCGTAGTAGTAGTCGTAGTAGTCGTAGTAGTTGTACTAGGTGTTATTTTAAGCCCTGCCATTTTACCAAGTAGTAATAGAGCTTGGTCTAAATTATCTATATCAATTAACTTTTTTGGCATAAACTTATCATAGATTTTTTCTATGTCTTTTAACTTAAATTCTTGTTTTTGCATTACACCTAAAACTTCTAAATCCATATTTAGTTTTTTAGCTAGGCGTTGCACCTCTATCATTGCTAATTCTTTTTCTTTTTCAGTAGTTGCCGCTTGTGCTACGGCTATAGCATCTTCTAACTGTGCCATAGTTTGTTTAATAGATAAGCGCGTTAGGTCATTAGCTAGCTGTAGTTTTTGCTGGTCTGTAGCATTAGCCCCTAGTTTGTTTATTTCTTCTTGCTTAGCTAGTAACGCCGCCTGTACCTGTATTTTATCTAAATCAAATACATCTTCACCCTTGCCTAGAGCTAGGGCAGCTTTGTCTAGTTTGGCTTGCATTTCTTTTTCTTTACGTTTTAGCGCCTCAGCTTTAGCTTGTTTATTAGCAAGGTCTGCTAATTGCTTAGCGCGTTTAGCTGCCGCTGCATCTAGTTTTGCTATTATTTCTTTTTGCTTTTTTGTAAACTCTGTTTCTTTACTAGTTACTGTTTCTGGTCTATCATACATAGCCCCTAGACCTATTGCCCTAAATCCAAACTCTGGGATACGCGCTAAAAATCCTAGTGCAGCTCCAGCCGTCTTTAATACATTAGCAAAACCTGTAGCTAAATTATCTATTACAAACTGTGCATCGCTAGCCTCACCGCTACCAGCAAAATTACCTAAACCCTCTACTAAACCTTCACCTATTGTTATCTTAGCGTTTTCACCTGCTAAAGCTAATAGCTCTAATTTAAACGCAGTAGTAGTAAAATAATCATCTGCCGCGCCTTGATTTAATGTTAAAAGTATTTCTAGGTTTTCTGAAAACGATTTAGCTGCTAATTCTGCCTTTGTAAAACCTGTTTTATATTTTTCTAAACCTTTAGTGCTGCCTAAATAAGCCTTAGTTAAGTCCTCTGTAACTGTGCTTAAAGCTATGCCAGAGCCTCTGCTAATAATTATAGATTTATTTAATATGTCTTGCGCTTTAGTTAAAGAGCCTGTAGTCGTTAGTAAATCTTGAAATGCTGGCCTAAGCTCTGTTCTAGATATGCCGGCTGTTCTTTCTAGATTTTTTATAAAGTTATTTATAGAGGGGTTAGCAAAACCTATACCTAAATTATCTACAGCCTTAGTTAATTGTACCGCTGCCTTTTCGTCCTCTGCAAAAGCCTTAACAAAGATTTTACTAAACTTTAATGCAGCGCCAGCAGCAAGGCTTATGCCTAAAGTTTTGCCTAAACTTTTTACCTTTTTTTCTAACTTGTTTACCGCTTTTTCAGACTCTAAAAAGCCTTTACCCGTTGCTTGGCTGACTATATTTATTAGTAATTCTGTAGCCATTATGCAGCCATTTTTTCTTCAAACTTTTGTTTAGCATTTTCTATAGCTTTTATCAAAGCTGTTAAGGCTACGCCGTTATCTTCTGCGTAGGCTCTATACATAGCGCGGCCTATCTGTTTACGGCTAGGTCTGCCTTGCATACCTTTAGGCCTTGCATTTACTAAAGGCCCTGCGCTGTTTAAGTTTTCCATAAATTGCTGCCCGGCATTAGGGTTTAAGCTAGTTGAGTATTGTTTACCGGTATGCGTAGTTTGGTCATAAACGCCATTTTTATAACGGTCTACTATTGGGCCTTGCCTTTTACCGTTTGGGTTTAAGCGCCCGGCAGTTTCATAAATTGCACCGCCCGCGTTAGCCTGTTGTATTCTAGCTAACGATACAAACCCGGATTTATTAGGCTTAGACGGTGTGACCCTATAACCTAAACCGCGCTTAGCATCACTACTACTAAAGGTTGGAAATGCCCTGTAGTTAATTGTATCTATGCTAGCTGTACCTTTAACCCAACCGCTTAGCAATTTTGAGTCTGCCGGTATAAAACCTCTAGCTCTAGCTACTACAGGGCGTAGCGCATTAGCCATTTCATCTTGAGTTTCTTTAGCTAAATCTGGCATATACTTTTTTAAGGCAAGTCTAAGCTCAAGCGCGTTTTCTACCTCTGTTGGCATCTTGCACCGCCTTAGCTCTGTCTGTTAAAACCTTTAATATATTCTTAAACATTACATCATCTAAATCTAATAAATACTGGGGCGCTATGCCTGTTTCTACCGCCACTTGTGCGATTAGATAGCCAAAGCTACCGCGCCCCACTATTCCAAAGGGTCATCATCTAGTACCTCAACTTTAGCTAAGGTTTCTAGAAAATCTGCCCCAAAACTTTTTACTACCTCGCCGCTAGTGCGTAAACACTCCCAAGCAAGCCAGTAAACGTCACTCTGTTTTTCATCATCTCTAAAGGCTTTGTGAAAACCTTTTTTTGCATACAACTCAAAGGCGTACTCAATACGGGGCGTAATCTTATGCTCGGTTACGCTGCCGTCTGCCCTTGTTATTTTAAGCTGTGCCATTGTTGCCCCTTTGTTTTATTTATACTGTTGTGTCTACAACAATAGGTGAGTTACAAGTAAATGTAATGCTCTGTGTAGAAATATCGCCAACAGCGCCGTTAATGTCTGTAGTGTTATTAACTAATACTGTGGTTTGATATTCTGGGTTAGTTGCAGATATTACCGCGCTAGTTTGTTTTAATGTGAGCGGTACAGTAGTACCCCACGCGGCTTGCAAGGTTGCAAGTACGTTTGATGCTGCCGTATCGTTTAGAAAATCAAGCGTGATAGTGCTGGCCTCTAAACCTTTTACAAACTTATGTGCGGTATCGCCCATAGCTGTAACTTCAAGCTCATCAAAACTACGGTTAATAGTTGCGCTAGTAACGTGATCTGATAGGGCTACGCTGTTAAGCGTTACTACTACGCCGTTGCTTAAAAAAATTGCCATTAGTTATGCCTCGTTTTCTGTTGTCGGTGTTTCTGTGTCTTTTACTGCTTTTTGCTTTGTTTCTTTAACCTCTTTAGGCAGTTCTTGGCCTATCTTGATTAGAAACGCTTTATCTTCATCTGTTAGTGC